ATAAGGGCATCATAAGGGTTGCTCAGAGCGTGTAAACAGAAATTGACATAATTTGTCATTTATTTTTGCCTCACGCTCCCTTCGGCCTGCTAATCTTGGTTTGCTTTACGCCATCGCGGGTGTCGTGGTCTTTGACGGTAGCCTTGACCGAGATCGCGTTGCCTTTCTCGCCGAGCAGGTTGGTGCCCTTGTAGACGACCACGTTGCCGTCGGCGTCGTGCATGACGTGCAGGTAGCTGAAGCCGTACATGCCCTCCATCTCGACCACCAAGCGGATGGTCAGATCGAACACGCGGCGCTCACCCACGGTGCCGAGCCAGCCGGACTTGTCGGCGTCGGCCTGACGCGCCTCTTCGCGGGCCTTGGCGCGCTCTGCTACGCGGGCCTCGCCACGTTCGATCATGGCCAACACGGCCTTGGTCTGGCCCTCGGTCAGCCCGCCCCACTCGATCACGCTGTCGTGCATCTTGGTGAAGAAGTCCCCGAGGCAGGCCTTCACGGTCGGGTGGATGGCGTCGAAACGGCCATCCTCACGATACGTCGGCTCGAACTCGTCCAATTCGAACAGAAACGCGTTGGCGCGAGCGCCCTCGGCGGTGGCCAGCCACTTAACGCGGCGGGTCTTGCGGGCGTTGTTGCGGATGTTCCGCTCCTTGGCGGCTTCATAGCGGGCTTCGTTTTCGATAAAGGTTCCACGGGACATCTGGGTCATCCTTGTTTTCTAGTTGGCAATGGCACCATAAACTTTGATTCGAGCGTGTAAACAGAAAAAACGAACTTTACATCAATTATTTTTGTCTTTAGGTCTAGTGCTGCCAGAACACAGGAGGATTCTTAATGATGGCTCAAACTAAAATCAGGCTATGGTGCGCGCAAGACGGGCGCAAGCTGGGCTGGCTCGCAAGAAAAGTTCCAGTGGCATCGTCCAGCCTTTCCCGCTGGATGACAGGCCGCGTGGTGCCGTCCGCTGTCTACCGCCACCGCTTGGCAGATATTACCGGGATCGAAGATTTGCGCTTTGAACAGGAATGGGTGTCCAAGTGAACCGCACCGAAATACTCGATACCGCCAAAGAATACGTCACCAAGGATCGGCAGGGAACACATGGTGACGCCGAGGCCAACTTCGGTCTGATCGCGGCTTACTGGTCGGCGCACCTCGGGCGCAACATCAAGGCTCACGACGTGGCCGTGATGATGACCCTACTGAAGCTGGCCCGCGCCAAGGCCAATCCTGCCCACGCGGACAACTGGATCGACGGCTGTGGATATCTGGCCTGCGGCGGCGAGGTGGCCGATAAGGAGAAAGACATGCAGGCCAAGATGCTGGTCGGCTTGAGGGGCGAGGCCCTTTGAGGCTCGAAAGAAGCAAAGCAGAATGGTCTTGCCTACTCGCCTCGGCGGGCGGGCAAGACCCATCGCACGCCCAGAAAGTAGCCACAATCATCGGCGTGCAGGAACTTAAAGGCTACATGCTGCAACTGCACAAAGAAAACCGCCTTGACGAAAGCGCCAAGACGGCAATTCAAAACCGGCTTTCCGAACTGGAAGCCTTTTATGGGCGCAAGCTAGGCTAAATCGCTGGCCGCCAGCCAAGCTTGCAATGCCTGCCATGCCGCCTCACAGCCAAGAGCAACACAGGCAAAAGCCCCAGCCTTAGCCGCTGCTTCCAAATATTCACGCTGCCCATCTTGCCAGCGCCCTTGCGTTGGATCTCGGCGCTTCAATTCGCAAACAAACGTTACCCGGCTTGGGATTATGATGTCAGATGCACCGGGCGTCATGCCTTCTGCTTTGTGCTTTGCAACGGCGCTAAATTGCCCGCCAAATCGCAGCCCTTCGTTTCGTGGGTGAACAGCCAGCTTGCCCCAAGTTGCTGCATATTCGCGCCGCAAACGATTGAAAAAGGTGATCTGCTCCTGATCTTCTGTTGGGCATTTACCGCGATAGTCCAGATCCCCAAACGTCACGACGCCGTTCTTGGCGATGTCTTGAAAGTCACTGAGCCGCATGTTGATTCACCTCGTCAAACGGGTTCCATTCAGGTTCTGGCTTTGCATCTGGCGCTTCATCGGCTGGGCGATTGTAAGACTTGATGTCAAAGAAGCCTGTTTCTGCATTTTTCGCATAGGTCACAGTTTTAGGCGAGACTGTCCCGCCCATAGTCACAGCCTCGAAAGCCTGCCACGCCACCTGGCCGCGTACATGCGGCGCATCCGGCATAAACCAAGTGGCAAATTGCCGGTATGGCGTAACCCATTCCACCCGCATTGTGCGATTGCCAGATCTGCTGATCCCGGGCGCACATGACATACTTAGCACCTTGTCTGTTTGCGTGCGCGTTGGGTCGCGTTTTAGCGCTTTGAAATCTGCAACCAGCTTTTCGTTGGGGTCAACGATCTCGCCTTTGCAGGCCATACAATACCGAGCCGCGATGTCGTTCTCTGCGGCGCAATGCGGGCATTCTTTAAATGTCCAGCGATACCCGCACCGCTCGTATTCACCGCGCTTGCCAGCTTGCACCAGCCCCATGCAGCGACGACCAAAGTGACCGGGGATGGGGCCGAAGTCGGACATGATCTGCCGCCCATCCAAATCCAGCACATAGCCAGCTTCGTCCTTTTGGTAATCGAGATACAACGGGCTGGCCGTAAAGCTATTTTCGTATTGGCACGATGGGCAGATGCAAGTCAGCCCGTCACCGCCACCAGAAGCCTTGCCAGCCTTTACCACTGGCGCGAACAGATCGCCGTCTGGACAGTGATCTTCAAGGTTCGTGGTGTAGTCCAGAACCAAGCAATCTGTCTTGCCGGGATGCAGTCTAAGGCCGCGTCCAATGATCTGCTGTAGCAGCCCAACGCTTTCTGTCTTGCGAAGAATGGCAATCAGATCAACATGGCTGGCATCAAATCCAGTGGTTAGTACAGATACGTTGACCAGATACTTGATCTGCTGCGCTTTAAACCGCCGCAGAATGTCGTCTCTTTGGCTCTTCGGCGTTTCACCCGTGACAATCTCGGAAAGCCCCTGTGGCAAGCTGGCCATGATCTCTTGAGCGTGCTTTACAGTGGCGGCAAAGAACATAATGCCACGGCGATCATGTGCCTGAGCCACGACATCGCCGACGATGGCCGACGTTTTGCGCCCGTGGCCATGGTAAGCACGATCAACTGCATCGGCGTCAAACTGGCCTCTGCTGTTTAGGGCAAGACCGCCAGTGTCATATCCCTTGGCGTTAATCTTCCCGATCACTGGCGGCGTCAGGTATCCCATGCCGATCAGCGACCTTGCGTCTATCTTGTAAACGCACTTTGCAAAGTATGGATCGCGGGCGGTATCCTCGCCGTTAATCTTGCCGCTGTCATGTTCTCTGAAGATCCACCCAGACCCCAAGCGATAGGGCGTGGCTGTTAGCCCGCAAACCCGCAAGTTTGGATTGCCGTCTCGCATGGCATCAATGATCTCGCGCACAGTCGGCGTGATCCCATGCGCTTCATCTAAGATCACCAGTGCGTAATGTTCCTTGAAACGGCTTACGCGGTTCTTGACGGTCAGCGGAGAGCCAAAAACCACAGGATGCCGCAATTCTTTTGCCCCCGCTGATGCTGAGAACATGCTGGCTCGGTTTCCCGTTGCCAGATATTTCTCGCGATTCTGAGTGACCAATTCGGCGCTAGGCGCAAGGCACAGCACCCGCTTGCCCGTCATGTCATGGATCACCCGGGCGATCTCGGCAATGATGTGAGACTTGCCTGCGCCAGTGGCCGCGTCGATAATGAATGGCGCGGTGCTGCGCTTCATCCAATCCAGTGCGGCCTGTGCTGCGTCAGCCTGATAGGGGCGGAGGGTCATTTGACCCCCCAATAGCTTGAAGGTTTGCCGCGATAAGGCTCAAGATCGGCATCTGGCATTAGAGCCTTTACAGCCTTGCCATAAGCTATAGCGCCAGCCTTTTCTGTCTTGGTCAGCTTGCGCCCAGCGAAAACTACGTTTTTCTCGCCAGCGATTTTCACCATGTCGGCCAGCAGTTCTTTCTTGCGTTCTTCGGCCCGATCCAGTGCATCGCAAATCTGGTCATATTCGGCCATAATGCGATGTGCTTCTGGCGTGTCGATGATCGGGCGCTTTGGCTCAAGATGGATATCAGGCATCTTGCGCTCGTCAACGTATTCTGCGTGAAACTGACGCAATGTTGGCAAAGAGAAAGCCTGCCACAATTCGTTAACCATAACCACTTCCAGCATCGTGCCGTTTGGCGACCATTGGTAGAAATGCCACCACTGCCGACCAGTTACCCAAAGCGAGAACTGCACCTGATCGTAGTAATGCGGCTGTTCCTTTAGCGGCTTGAATG